TGCATTTACAAACTTTGGATTGGTGGGTGTGTCTTGCTAAAGTCTTGCAAATGCTTAAACGACAATGGCAAGAACTCACAACGAAGAATTAATCAGTCTAAAGGGACATATCACAGGAATTCGTAGAGAATTAAAAATACTAGGCACTTCTGTTTATAAACTAGAAAAGAAACTAGAAACTCTATTCTGGTCTATATTATGTGGACTTGGTGCTTTATCATTGGCTTTAATTACTATTTTCTTAGCTAAGTAGCTATTGCAAAGAAATACAAATACTAATAACAGAATAGGTATATGAAAAATAAACGCATACTTGTTATCAGCGATTTACATTTTCCCTTTGCTCATAAAGACTGGCATGGATTTCTTACAAAACTTAAAGCTAAATATAAACCAGATACAGTAATTAATATCGGTGATGAAATGGATTTTCATTCTATAAATGTTTCTCACACTATTGACCCTGATCTTCCATCTCCAAAAGATGAATTAGAACTTGGTAAAAAAGAAATACATAGACTTCATAAACTATTCCCACAAATGACTTTATTAGAATCAAATCATGGTTCTATGGTTTTAAGACGTGCTATGGCAAAAGGAATGACTAAGTCTTTTATTAAATCTTATAATCAAATCTTAGAAGTTGGTAATGGTTGGAACTGGAAAGAAAAGCATTTTATAGATACAGGCAAAGGCAGAATATTATTTGGACACCAATTCTCACCTGATGTTTCTAAAGCAGTTGCTCAATATGCTCTGTCAGTTGTTCAGGGACATTATCATACAATCTCAGAAGTAAGATTTCATGGAAATGATTTTCATTTAAACTTTGGTATGACTGTAGGTTGCTTAATTAACAAAGATGCTTTGGCTATGAATTACATGAGACTTAATTTAAAGAAACCAATTCTATCTTGTGGATTAATAACTAATGGTATGCCTTCTTTAACACCAATGTATTTGAAACGTAACGGAGATTGGGATAACAATATATATATATGAGAGAAGTAAGTTTGAAGGAACTGCTTTTTAGTGAGACTGCAACAAGACTTGGAATAGATAATACTCCAACAGACCAAATCCTAATTAATCTACAAACATTAATCTACGAAGTTATAACTCCAATTATAAATGAATTTGGCGACATCAAAATAACTTCTGGTTATCGTTCTCCTGAATTATGCAAAGCCATAGGTTCTTCTGCTACCTCACAACATTGTCTTGGAATGGCATTAGACTGCGAAGTTTTAGGAGTGCCTAATAAACAACTTGCTGACTGGGTAGTTAGTCATTTAGAATTTGACCAAGTAATTTTAGAATTTTGGAAACCAGAAGAAGCTAATTCTGGTTGGGTTCATATCTCATACAACAAAGGTAACAATCGTAAGATGTATTTAAGAGCATACAAAGCAAATAATAGAACAGTCTATGAAGTCTTATAAAAAGCAAGTTGGTGGAAGCCACTATAAAAAATACAAGATTCAACCAGTTGAGTTTATAGTTAAAAATAATATTGGATTTTGTGAAGGTAACATTATAAAGTATGTTCTAAGGTTTAAAGATAAAGGTGGTATTGCTGATTTAGAAAAGGCAAAACACTACATAGAACTGCTAATAGATTCATCTAAAAGTAGCAAATAGTCTAAAAACCGATTTAAACGCATTTTAAGGCATTGTGGCTTTAAAACGAGCATTATCTTAAAAACTTCTATAAGATTAAAATTTAGGGGTAATTTAAGGGTTTAAACAATATAAAAAGTAACATTTAAGGAACATTATGCAAATATACCCAATAACAACAATAGACCCAGATAATTCAGCTTATGTAGCTAGTATTACAACTTCTAGCCAAGCAAGTACAGCAATAGCTACTGGTTCAGGAATGATAAGAATATCAACACAAGGAAACCACGTTCACTTAGCTTTTGGTGCTACACCAACTGCTTCTGTAACTACAAGTTTTTTTATGCCAACAAATTCTACAGAATTTTTTGCTTTTAAATCTGGTGAGAAGGTAGCTTTTATTGGTAGTTCTGCGGCAGGTAGTATTTCTATAATCGCAGTAGATTAATATGTGGTGGAATCTAATACCAACTATTTTTAAGTTCGGTGCAGATATTTATAAGAATAGAAAAGAATCTGAATTATTAGAATCACAAGCCGAAAGAAATTACTACGAGAGAATGGCTAAAGGTGAAGTTGAATACCAGAGAGAAGTTGGAGATCAACAAGACAAAAGCTGGAAAGACGAATTTGTATTAATAATAATTTGTATTCCTATTCTTGTATTGGCTTGGAGTTTATTTTCTGGCGACCCTAAAGCACAAGAAAAATTAGAACTATTCTTTGAATTATTTAATAAGTTTCCTGAGTTCTACAAATGGCTAGTTGTAGGAATCTTTGGTGCAATATACGGATTAAAACCTACTCTTGATATATTTAAGAAGTAGTTAAAATGAACCAAGATAGAGTTAATTTTAGGTTATTAGAAAATATCCATAAAGTAGCTTTAGATCATGGAGACGAGATAACAGACATTAAAAAAGATGTTGAAGAAATTAAATCATACTTCTCTCCTAAAATGTTAATTATCTATTTTACCTTTATACTTGCACAAGTAATTACAGTTAGCTTTTATATTGCACATCAAGAATCTAAGATTGAAGAAATTACTAAGCAATTAGAAAAGATCAAAAAATGAACTTCTATCTAGTTACCTACGCAATTTCTTTTGTTAAAGTAAACCCAGAAGATGTTAAAGAGGATATTGCTCATGTTAGATTTTTTGACAATGATAACTTCACAAACTCATGCTCATTTTTATCTTCATTAAAACAAGTTAAAAAACTTAGGATTACTTCTGTTGAGTGGGAGTTAGAAGAATGTAATTGGTATGATTATTATGACGATATTTCAAATACTATTCACTAAATCGGCAGTAGATAATATTCAATACCATCATTCCAAGTTTGAATCTTTGACTGTGGCAACAACCTTAATATTTGATCTACTGATTTAAACTTTAAACCATCTTTAAAAGCGAAACAAATTGTATATTGAGTGTATCTACTATCGCAGAACATTTGTGCGAATGTAATATACTTCTTTAAATCTTTTAGTTTAAGTTTGTTGGAAGCTTTGACTTCCACGAAGAACTGGCTTTTACGTTGTTCGGTTTCTTTGGAGTAAACAAAGTAATCAGGTAAAGCACTAAGAATCCCAAGTTTATGAAAATAAGGGATAGGGGAATTACCAAAATCAGCATCATCATTAAAAAGAAGCTTTTTATAATGAAAAGATTTAGTTTTACAATACTCCTCAAATCTTTGTTCGGCATAGTCAATGTAGTTTTCAACTCGTTCTTTATATCCCAATTCATTTAATGTTCCTTTTGGTTGGATTATTTTCATCTACTCAAATCTCTTTGAGTTACAAGCCATGATCTATAAAGATCAACCCAGCTTTGTAGGTTAGCATACTTGCCTTTAAGAATAGAATAGTTTTTTTCAGCTACCAATAAACCTTCTATTATTGTTGCATAGTTCTGATCTGAATAAGCCCACTTCTCAGCTTCAGCTACTGAACAATTCTTTTCTAGTTTCTTAGTTAATGTTATTTGGCTAAATGTTATCTTCTTAAATTCTTCGCAACGTCTAAAAGTATATAATGCTTCTGACATTTGTTCTGAGACAGAATCTAATTCTTGTTTTATTTGGTCTGGGTTTTTTAGAGATAGATCGTGCATACCTTCCTTTACAGTTTATAGTTGTGTTACTAACCTAAGCTAGTAATTCTTCAAATTTCAAAACTACTTTTGTTTCTAAAGCATCTTTAAGTCTTTTTGCCTTTTCCATCTTATGCTTTAGTTCAAAGTATTTCATAGAGACTCTATAATGCCTGTCTCTTAGGTTCTGAACTTGAGTTTTCATTTTCTCCATCAGCTATTTTAATATTATTTCTGATGAACTTTGTATTGATTATGTTCACTGAAATAATCTTACCTTCCTTGTTTTCTGTTAGAGCATCTTCTGTGTTTTCAAATAGTTCCTTAACTACAATGCTACACTCAATTAGCTTTTCTCTAACCACCTTCATTATGCTTTTTATATATAATATTTGTCTAAATTGCAAGGATATGGCGAGGGAAAACATAAAGGGATTATGTGTGATCGTTGAATCAAAAACCCTCGCCATAAGAATCTTAGTTATGGAAATTCATCTGAAATAAAAACTTATAATCTTTTATTTTCAAATCAATTTCTTCCTTTGTAACACCTATTTTGCCAGATTCAATACCTGATTTAAGTAAACTCATGCAAAAAATCATTTCATCTTTAGAAAATGGCTTTTTAGTTTCAATCGTTAAATCAGCATCAAAGTCTTTAGCAACTTGTTGAAGTTGTGATTCTAATTCATCAGGATTAAAACTAGTATCTGGTTTAACTTCATCAGAAGGTAGTTCTTGGATTATTGGTTGTTTCTTTTCATTTGTTTGCACAAATAAACTACCATTCTTTTTTGATGCCTGAACTGCTACAGATACTTTTTTACCTTTAGCTATTGCAGGGTGCAAGATAGCTGACCAAAGAACTATCTCTTGTTCGCCTACTTTAAACTTGAAATTTGGAAACTTGTTAGCACTTCCATCTTTACCAAGTCTATTATCGTAAACGTATTTTATTACTCCTTGTACGTTCATTATTTACTCCTTTTTGTTTAGGTAGCGATACATTTTTAGACAGGCAATCGCCACTTCTGCCTGTTCATCTCCTATTGGAAATTCCTTAATATTTAGTTTACCTTGCTTAGTGCAATTAACAATAACACCTTGCTTAACATCAATTCCAAGTTCTTCTTTAACACAAATCTTATAAAGGTAAATTTGCACTAACATAGAATCTCTTATTCCTGATGATGACTTCCAATCATAAATAATATGCTCTCCTGATTTGTTTTTAAATATAGCATCAAGAGTACCAGTAAATTTATGAATACGACTAAGCACTTTGCGTTCAGTAAATACAATCTCTAAACCTTCTTGCTTATCGTACCATTCTTTAAACTTACCAAATGATTTTTTAATCTCAGGATTAATAATCTCAGGAGTAATTCCTTTATGAATATAATCTTCAATTAAGTTATGCACTTGAGTTCCGACTGAACCTGCATCTGACATATTTTGATTAGGTGCTTTTTTGATTTGGTCGGCAATCTTTATTAACTCTATTTCATCATAACTGACACCTGCTTTAATTAACTTTTTAAATTCCTCAGAACATATCTTACTACTCCACATTCCGATCACGTTTGCTGGTGTTAAGAGTTTGGTTATTTGTGTCGCACTAGGCAACTGTTCGTCATTCCAAAAGTATTGATGAGCAACTGGGTCAAAGAATAAAGTTTCTTTGCCTTCGTATAGTTTTATTTCTTCCATTTTACCTTCCCTTTGTTTTTATTATGCCTGAGCATAAATATCTTGTTTAATTAACTTTGTGTAGTCTGATTTGATTAAATTTGCATCAAATAATTTATCAACTGTTACATCAAAGATTTTAGCAATCTTATAAAGCTGACTAGCTGACATTTCATTCTTAGCCAATTCAAACTTAGATACTTGCTGAGTAATACTTCCCATAAACTCAGCTAATTGTCTTTGGGACATATATCTAACTTTACCAGTTATAGGTTGCTCTACTTTAGTATTAATTCGCAAGAACTTAATATTACTTGCGAGTGTATTGTTTATACTTCTTTTGTCCATATTTCCTTCCATCTGTTGTGTTGAGTTTGCCAATATTCACAATTCATATCTGGGTTATAATAAGGAAACAACTTATAGAACTCAT